ATATAAAATTTTAAAGTTTCTTTAGTTACATTCTTAGATAATTCTTTTTTCTTTAAATCATCGACAGTGATAACTTCAAATAAAAGTCTTTCCTCACTTTTTCTTTGTAGTCTATCCTTACACTCGTCTACTGAACCACCAACATCGCCTATATAAATTTTTCTAGTCATAGTGTCACATCTTCCATACCGGCAGTTCTAAGTTTTATAATATTGCTCATCTGCCACTGTTTAATATCTAATGACTTAATAATACCAAGCCATTTGTTTCTGATTAATGCAAATTCATTAATCAACTTTTCAAAATCAACAACATCTGCTTCGCCATCGACATACTTTTCTACATCTCTACTTGACAACGCCCGCTGATAATTTTCTAAATATTTTTTAAATGTTTTACTTCTAAGTCGTCGTAGTTCTATATTGAGATATTCTAAAATTGCCTCTATCTCTTGAAGTTGATTGAATCTATGTTCTACTATGCCTGGAAGGGAAGAGGAGAGTCTCTCAATGTTGCCATTGATTTTACATTCTCTCCTAGCTTCCTCTAATTCTACGTAATAGTATTCCAGACATGCAGGTAATTCGGATATATCCTTACTTACCTTGTTGTACCACATCAATATTCCTCATCGTCAAGGTCAATTTCTTCTTCATCCTCATAGCCATCTAATTCCTTTAACATCGATTTGATAGCGTCATCGAGGGTTGAATCCATACCAATTAAACCATTTAGAACATCTTCGTCAACATCGTGATCTACTAAGAAATCAACAAAATGATTTGCCGCAGTTTCTAAATTTTTTGTCGGGATATATTCTTTAAACAAATCCCATGTTTCGATAATGAGTTGTTCATCCATGATAGTTATGCTTCCTCTGTTTGTTCATCAGCAACGTACTGTGTGTTAACTGAATTATTATAGTTAGCCATAATTACATCTAAACCGTTCTTTTCGTTTCTTTCCCATGCTTTTCTGAATTGTTTGATTATTTCACCATCAGGAGTAATATAAGAAAGTGAATTACCGTCTTTCTTTAATAGTCCTTTAGATTCAAACATATCAACTAATCCACTATAAGGGTTCATACCAGTCTCATAAGGAATTTTAACTTGTACACTTTCAAAGGGTTTAGCATAACGAGTTTTCATAACCTTACAAGCTGCACGTATTCCACGCACTTCTGTAATTTTATTACCATCGTCATCTTCTTTAAGTTTGAGCTTTTTCATAGCAACAACAATACTTGACGCATAGATAAACCCTTGACCACCTGAGATCTTATCGTCCGGATCAAACATGTCTTGACTTGCATATGTGTGATTAGTTGCTATTAGTCCAACATTATGACTACCAAACATATTAACACAATTACGAACCAACGCCGTAAGAGCTTTAGGCTTTCTACCCATATCACCTTTAAGATCTCCTGCTTCAAATTGATTAACATCTGTAGGTGTCAATAACATTCCAAGACTATCTACAACAAATAAAACTTTGGGACGATCTTCCATTGTTTTATATTCTTTCATGAACTCGTTAATAGTCTTAGCAACGTCGTCAATCATTGCTATGTTAAGTTTAAGAAGTTTATCTTCATTAGTATCAACACCTAAATCGTGCAACCATTTTTCATCCAGTGCATTTTCTGTATCAATTAAAACTACATAAATGCCTTGTTCTTGTGCATGACGCACAAGGTTGCCAGAACAGATAAAACTTTTACCTGCTCCACTTTCTCCCGCAAATACCGTAACTTTTCCTAGTGGGACTCCTCTTTTAAAATCACCACTGATCAAATAGTTTAATGCATAGTTTCCGGTACTAATCCAGTCTGTAGGATCGTTAAAACCAACACCAAGCCCGTCAATAGACTTAGTGAGGGTTTTACGAAACTTAGACACATCAAATGCCTTAGCCATTCGTAAACCCTCCTAAATTAGTTGTCTTTGTTTTGTTGGCGAGCTCTAATAGCCGCAAGGATATCTTGAGCACGTTCACTACTAGAAGATTTATTTTCTGTTTTTTCAGAACTATCTTCTACAGTGGATTCCTTATTTGAAATTACCTTAGGGGTAACAACTTCTACAGTAGTATCAACTTCAATATCATTGTTTGAAGATGATGTGCTACCAGTAACTCCAGCAGGTTTGAAATATTGTCCCCACTTATCCATATCAAACGCTTCGCCATCTACAGATGCTTCAAACATCTGTTTGATAACTTTTAGTTCAACATCAGTTGGCTTCTTAGGTAGGAAGTCCTTAAGATTGAACAAGCCATGTTCTTTAATGGCGGATTGTTCAAAATCAGTTAATGCACGTTCTCTACGGCCCCATTTACTGGTACTGTAGTCTGCATAACCACCTTTAGTTGTTTTGATAATTTTAAAGTCCAAACCACGAACATAATCGGTTGGAAGTTCTTCAATCTCATTATCCATCAAAGCACCTTTGATGATATTGAAAATTTGTGGACCAATAATAAATCTACGAATAGGATTCGCAGGAGTTTTTTCTTCAGCGATTGGATTAGGATCTTGAACAAATCCTTGGAAAACATATGATTTCTTTTTCCAATACTTACGACCCATGTCTTCTAAACTTTTATCTTTAAACCAAGGACGTACCTCGGATAGAATTGGACATGTTTCTCCCCACATTTCCATACAAGGAACTTGTACAGTTACAGGACGTGAATCTGTTTGACCTTTAATGCCAGCGAATGGCAATTTGATCATGGCACGTTCTGCCCAAAAGAATGTGTTACTAGGATCGTTGTCTGGAAGAAAACGGACAATTGCTTCTTTACCTTCGTCCATGTTCCAGTGTGGATAGATGGCATTATCGCCACCGCCTGATGATCCGCCCGATTGGCGGTTGTTTTGTTCTTGAAGTTTTGCTCTAATTTCAGCCAAAGTTGCCATAATTTTTTCTCCTTATATGTGCCTTTGTTTTGCCTTAGTTTGTCTGTGCAACTACACAAACAAAAAACGCATACATAATAGTATGCGTTTTTATTTAGTCTGTCAAGTATTTTGATAGACTTATTTCATACCTGCTAATTTTTTTATTCTAGCAAATTCGGAATTACCTTCATCTATTTCCTGTCCGAACAATCCTTTAGATAAAGTATTTGCTATTCGTCCTAATGGGCCTCGTTTTTCATCTTTGGCTGCGCTGTCTGCATCTCGTGCTTTGCTCAATTCCATAGAATGTCTATCTGCAGGTCCTTGGTCATAATATTTTTTGTCTGGATTTGATTTTTCCCAGGCTTTTCTTTCATCTTGTGTTCTTTTCCAAGCAGCTTGATATTCAGGACCGTCACCACCTTCATCTACAGAAGATAAATCCTCACCAGTTACTGGTTCCATGTCGCCGTCGCCGTCTAGGTCAGCGTTTTTCAAACCTTTCTCTTTGGCAAGTCTTACTTGATTACCATAGTAATTTCCCTCAGATGGTTTTTTCATTCCGCTTAATACTTTTAATTCTTCAAAGGCGTCTCTTTCCACTCTTTGTTCATTCATACTTCTGCAGAGCATTTCGGCAACTTTTTCATATCTATCGCCAAACTCTTTTCCTACTTTTAGTGCCACTGCTTTTTCACCTAATGGGAAATTGCCTTCCTCTGCATTGAAAAAACTCATAATAAATTCTGCGATCTCTTTAGTTTTAGATTTGTTATTATCTTCGTCATTAACTTCATCTAACCCTGTACCAAAACCACTGGTATCTTGTTTAATACCGCCAGACTTGGCTTTATTCCTTAAGTTAGCAAGGAATGAAGCGTCATCTTCTTCATCATTTGAAGAAACCCCTTTCAATTCAGCATCAATATCCTTGTCGCTCATTGCTGGTTTTTTCTCTTTAGGTTTTGGAGACTGTGTAATCCTATCCCATGCAGCCATTGCCTGATCATCGTTGACTCCGAAAAATGGCAATGTATTAAAAAATTCTTGTTCGACTTCTGAAGGATCAATTTCGCCTGATTTAATTTTAGTGGCTACTGCCATAATAAAATCTCTAGCCATTTGTTTTTCTTCTGGGGTTTGGTCTCCATTTCCTTCCAACTTTAATTGATTAAATCTATCATCGCCTGGTCTCTTAAAGCCGCCACCGCCCATGCCACCACCACCGCCCATGCCACCACCACCAGTCATTCTACCGGTAGCACTTCCGCTGCCAACTTTATTTGTCAATGAGGCCGGAGGATCAAATAATGAAGCCTTTACATCACCTCTTGCCAGCTGTTTCAATGGATCGCCAATGTCTCTTGCAATTTTTTGAACAAAAGTTTTTGGTTCTGCTTGGCGGTCTGCTAATCTTTTTTCTGCAGCGTCAGCACGTTGTTGTATTTGCATTGAACGGACTTTAGCGTCCATCTCTAATTCTTTTGGATGGGGGACTTCGTTTTCCGCTATTCCTTGCGTTTCGTGTAGACTATCCCAAACTAATTCGTGTAATAAATCACCATGTTCATCTCTTAGCTGTTCTAACTCACTATCATTCATTTCAGTTCCATCTGTAAAACTACCTGCACTAAAATATGAGTCACTGAAGTCAGGCGAGTCTCTAGTATCAATTCCATCAACTTCTAAGCTGCTTAGATCAACTTCTTTTCCGTTGATAACAATTCCTTGTTCTGTGCCTTCTTGGACATCTTGTTCTAATCCCAATGCTCCATGAACTTCTGGCTCATATTGGCTCAAATATTCAATTACTATGTCTTTAGAATCTGTATCGGGCCCTGCAGTTTCTGCAAGTTCAGCAAGTTCCTTTTTAAAATTCTCAGGAAGTTTTAAACCAATTTCCTCTAAAGCACCCACAGTATTTTCACCATTGTTACCTAAAGGAAAATGCTCGCTAACTAATTCTTTTAGGCTATCAAGTTTTTCTGGAGTTAATTTGGTTTCAATTAACGTGTCGGCCCAATTTTCAAACATTTCTTCTGGACCAATTTTAGCATCGCCATGTTCTTCTATTTTAGATGTGTCAAGCCCTTCCGAACTAACAGTTTCTAAATCGACTCCTTCTTCTTGCATAATGGAATAAAGTAAAGGAAATACACTTGCAATATCTTCTTTAAAATTCTTTACGGTAAATTTATCTCTGTATTCTTTGATAGTAACTTCATCTATTAATGGTTCGTTATCTGAGGAACCTAATTCAATTTTTTGTTTAAAAGATTCATAATGATGTTGTTTTTGTAATCTATGCATTAGCTCTTTTATATTCTGTAACTTTACATTTGCTCGATCCACTATGTGGTTAGTTTCACTATTCATCAGGTCTTCTTTATAAACATATTGTTTGAAGGATGATAACTGAGCTATTTGCTCGCTGAGTTGAATGATTTCTTGACCTACGGGGTCGTGTGGTACTCCGCCGTTAGCCACATGACGCTGCATAGCTTTTGCGCCTGACAAATGTTGGAAAGGATATTTGAATCTCTCACCTGATGCGTTTTCAATAAAGAGACTTTCAATATTTCTACTTCTCGCTCCTGGAATATTCTCATCAACCTTTTTCTTGTGCCTTATAATTAACCGTGTTCTTTCCAAGCCTTCTAGTGGCATATAACTAGTTCTGCTGGTACCTCTAATTGATGATTCATTCATGACTGATTCCTTATTAGCAAGATATGTATAATCTCTTTTATCTAAATTTGTTTTTGTGATATCTCTAGTATCAAAACTCATTAATCTTTTCATAGCAAATTTTCTCATCTCTCTGAGAAATTTAAACCATGTCCTAGAAGTAAGATCGTCGACGTTTTCTAATATATTTCTACTAAAATATAATTTTAAGCTACCTGGCTCATTTATACTGATGCTAACTGTACCTAAGTTTACAGTTTCAAACACTGCATCGAAGTCAAAGAATCTGCCTTTGGTAGCTTCAAATGTAGGTTGCCCAGTTTCGTCGCCCATCTCCATTTTGGGAAATCTGCTACGGATTTTATAGAAAAGGTCTTGTGCAATGATGTCTTGATTAATCATGTTAATATTTATGCTTTTTAACTCATCAATATGGGCATGGGCATAACGATTTCTTCCCCGTGTCTAAGTAAATCGTACACAGAAGGATCCCAATCGCTTAGAACACCCAACATTCTAACGGACAATAGCAAACTCATTACTAGGTCATCTGATTCCCCACTTTTGGCTGCGAAAGTAGTTCCCCGGGCAATAAATGCTTTGAGTTGCGATATTAGAACTTTACTGTTTATTTTGATGGTATTAGTTTCTATTAATTGTTTTAGTTTTGAGCAGGCTGCTATTTTGGAATTATGTGTGGTATTGAACCCTTTACGGAACTTGCGTACATGTCCTTTACGTATAGGTTCACTTAAAAATAACCCTTGTATGTTTTCTTCGCCTAACTCATTTATAGCCACTAATGCAGCTTCGCCTAGGGTATTATTTTCTACGCTGTAGTATATTTTGGGCGACCCTGCAACTTGCTCTGCTTGTTCACTGATATACTTGCAAATTTCTTTGAGAATACGAACCTGTTGTTGTACTGGAGTATTATTATGTTGCCATTCTGCTACCTGCGCCATGCCAGGTAATTCAAAAACTTCAATAGCAGCATAATCTCCGCCTGTGCCTAGACTAGGATCTAAACTAATCAAATAAGTCTTATCTTTTTTGATTCTATCATACCATCTAGTTTGACCCATTTTCATTATTGGTTCAACACCCTTCATTTCACTGAGTGTTATACTGTTGATAAGTGTTTCATCAAATATAATGAACTCGCACTCATGTTCTCTACGGAATCTTTCTTCACCAATCCTGCTTCTTTCTTGATTGGCCCACTCTTCATCCCTTTCTGGGTGTTCACTCCAATGTGCCTTAAAAGGATGGAATCCGTTGATGCCTACATCATTTTCATTACCATACTCATCAAATTGTTTATTTGCTTCAGTCCATATGATAGCAAATTGATCTTCATCACTGTTTGGTGTTGATGTGATAATAGCTTTACCACCTGTGGCCAAAGTAGGAGAGATAGAAGTCCAGAATTCAGTGGCGATGTTTGGCGGCACAAATGCGAACTCATCACAGTATAGTAATGAAATACTCATACCACGACCTGTATTACCTGTAGTAGTAGCACTTACTATTCGACTACCATTATCAAATTCTACACTACCTTTGTTATATGATGTAACACCTGCACGTAAAAAATCAGGACATAATTCATAAGCGTATCGAATACGCTGCATAATTTCTTGAGCACCAGTATATTTGTGTGCAGCGATTAATATAGTGCTGTCAGGAATAAACATGGCATACCATAACAAATATCCAGCTGCTGTGGTAGTTTTGCCTGTTTGTCTAGGCATCATGTTTACATTAAATCTGTAATGATGATAGCTATACAATAATCTAGTTTGAAATTCAAAAGGTTCAAACAACATTTGCCCGCGTGTAGGATGTTGTATGTAAAAGAAATTTCGTATAAAATATTCCGGACCAGTCACAGGATCACTACATTTGGCAAGATGACTGATTTCTTCTTCAGACCACCGCTGCCTAACGTGTGCTTTTTTAACTAATACGCCTTCTAGACTTTTTCCCATAAAATACAGAGACCTGCATAATGCAGGTCTCGATCTCCTTCAACCTTAAAAATATTTATTATTGATTTTTAAAGGCCTCATAGGCTTTGAATAATCCTTTGTAGACATCGCTCTGTTCCTTCAAGCCCTGCTCTTTAACTAAAGGATTGCTGGCACTTTGATATGGAGTTGTTGCCATATCGGCTGCTGAAACCTTGTTGATAACGTGTGCCATGCTATCTGGATCATATGGTTGTTCAGTGACTTCTGGGCTGTTATCATATGTTTCTTCCATGGAACATTCTGACATGCCATGTAAAGGACATTCCATACCTTCGGGGGTATGATTGCAACTGTCCGGTGATGATATTTGTGCTGTTAGTACAGGATCAGATTTCATGACCATTGGATCTCTTTCATTTGGCATCATATCAGAACTAACAGGTCTTACCCCTGCTAGTGTCATTATACTTTGTAGCATACTTGCTACTTCTTCTCCACTGCCTGCCGAAGCAGAAATATTTAGAGAAGATGGTTGATTTGTATTCATTATTGTTCCTCCGCATTCGGACAAATCTGTAGATTCAGTTAATGTTTTTATTTCTTTTGCTTTAATTATGCCTGCAATATTATCTCGTTGTGTTATTGAACGCTGACCTGTTAGTTTCATAATTTCAGAAATTTCTCTAATGAAATCTTCTTTTTTGTCATCGCCATCTACTGGCTCATCAGGTACTTCATATTCTCCATCTGCTGCTGGTGCATTTTGTTGATTATTTGCAGCAGGTGCAGCAGGTGCATTTTGTTGAGTGTTTGCATCTGGCGTTGTAGAATCTTTTTTAGCACTCCAAAGATCACCAAGTCTATCTTTAGATCTTGACAAAAATCCTTTAACATCCCAAGGATCATCCCCAGTTAGATAATCATATGCACCATAACCTAATGCTCCAGTAGCAATTTTATTATCCTTAGCAGTTTTAAATACTTTGCTCAATGTTCCTGGTGGCGGCGCATCAGTTGCAGCGGCTGTTGTTCCAGCATCTGCTGTTGTATTTGCTGTATTTGCTGCCCCAGGAGCTGCTGCTGGACTTCTGTCCATTTGTCTAATTCTTGCAATAGTTTCAGGATCTGTTGTTCCATATCTCATACGTCTCCATGCGTCTGCAACATCACCGGCCTTGTCTAGTATTCCAGGTTTTGGTGTATCAGTTGCAGCCGATGCAGTGCTAGATGCTGTGTTATCTGCAGCCGCTGTTGATGGAATTACTGTGTTATCTGCAGCCGCTGTTGATGGAATTACTGTGTTATCTGCAGCCGATGCAGTGCTAGATGCTGTATTGTCTGCTGCTGCCGCTGCTGGTGTTGCTGGCAATACTGGATTATTAGTATCAGTATTATCAGTATCTGTACCTTTTTTCGTTGATTTCTTGTTGCTTGATGATTTTCCACCGTCTGATTTCTTGTTGCTTGATGATTTTCCACCGTCTGATTTTTTATTGCTACTTGACTTTTTATTTCCTGGCGCAGTCGCATCTGACTTAGGCTGTAATAACGCAGGCTTCTGTTGTTGAGTAGTTGTAGGCGACACACGTCTTGAAGCAGATGATGGGTTAACAAAGTCTGCATCATTTGCGAACAAACGAGGATCCGCGATCTCATCATCACCAACGTATGGATCTCTTCTTTGATTTGCTAGATCAGATAATGTATCGTCTTTTTTTCCAGTAAAAAGGTCTCTCCATTTTTGCAGTGTAGATCTTTCTGGAGGAAATACGCTGGGAGTACCTGTTTCAGGATTTATGACTCTCTGCGTGTCAGCCGCGGCATCAGAAGATTTTCCTAGTTTAAACCAATCTTTCAAACCTTCTTCTAATTCATATAATTTCATAATTATTGTCCTAATTTATACTTTGATAACATGAGTATTTGATTCAAATCTTCTCTTATCTTGTCATGTGTTTCAGGCATCATACCATAATCGCCAGTGAAATTGCCCAAGGCATCAACATTTGACATTTGGCGTTCTATGTCTTTTTTACTTCTTGGCTTATTCATTTGGTCATTGACCCAATCAGCTGCTTCAAGACTTCCGCTGGCTATGG